ATCATCGGCGACTACGCTGACGATCTGCCGCGCTCCGATGTCAAGGGCAAAGAGTTCATCGCCAAGGTCAAGAGCCTCGGCGCGAGCTTCGGGTACAGCTTGCAGGAAATTCGGAACGCGCAGCTGGCGGGTAAGCCGCTTGAGGCGCGCAAGGCCAACGCCGCTGTCCGATCCATCCGCGAGGCGATCAACCGGATCGCGTTCTACGGTGACGATGACTTCGGGCTCCAGGGATGGCTGACGAACCCCAACCTGCCGGCGGTGACCGTCCCTGATGATGGCGAGTCCAGCGGCACCACGTTCGCGAGCAAGTCGCCGTCGCAGATCGTGCGTGACATGAACGCTGTTGTTAACAGCATCATTGAGCGCACGAACGGCGCCGAGCAGCCGGACACGCTGGTTCTGCCGATCGAGCAGTACACGCTCATCGCATCGACCAACGCCGACACCGGCACCGACACCACCATTCTCCAGTACTTCATCCAGAACAACCCGTTCGTCGATACTGTTGAGTGGTCGAACGAGCTCAAGGCCAGCGAGCGCGCCAAGTACATCGCAAGCGATCAGTACAGCGGCGACATCATGATCGCCTACCGTCGCGATCCTGACGCGATGACCCTTGAGCTGCCGGTGGTGTTTGAGCAGCTGCCCGAGCAGGAGCGCGGCCTTGAGTTCGTCGTGCCTGCCCACAGCCGCGTTGCCGGCACGCTGATCTACTACCCGCTTTCGCAGGCCGTCGGCGAGGGTATCTGATGAGCGAAGTGAAGGTGGCACTCATGGAGCCGCGCCTTCGCACGGTGGCTGGGGTGAATCTTCACCCCGGCCTCCAGGGCATTGCGGCTGACCAGTGGGAGGCGATCAACGCTCACCCGATTGGCGCCCAGCTCGTTGAGCGCGGTGTATTGGTTGAGCGCGTTGCCAAGCGCAAGGCCACGGCCACAACCGAAGCCAAGCCGGCGGCGCCCAAGGCTGCGGATCTTGTGGACGAAATTCGGGAAACCTATGACGTTCACCGGCTGCGCGAGTTGGCCGAGGACAGCCGCAAGACCGTTGCCGAGGCAGCGACCGAGCAGCTTGCGAAGATTGAGGGCTGACCATGGCGGACGCGGCGGCATTGTTCGACAGCGTTGCACCGGAGCTTGCCAGTGAGGCAAGCAAGTCGGACTGGATTGATCTGGCGGACAGCCAGACCGGGAAAGTCTACGGTGCGCAGCGCGAATATGCCGTCGCACTGCTCGCAGCGCACACCGGGACGGTGGCCCAGCGCGAAGGGATGAGCGGCGCGATCAACTCCCGCAAGGAAGGGCAGTTGTCGGTGGGGTTTGGGCGTGTCAATCCCATGGGTGACGACACCCTCGAGACCACCAGCTACGGCGCCGAGCTTTTGCGACTGCGCCGCCAGATGGTGTTCAGCGCCCGCACGGTGATTGTATGAGCCGCCGTGGCGTAATCGATCGCGACAAGGGCTGGAATCGCATTCAGCGCGAGATCAAGAAAGCCCGCAAAGCGCAGGTCAAGGTTGGCGTGCTCGGTGAGGGCGAAGGGTATTACGAGGGCGGCGACACGACCGTTCTGGACGTGGCCGTCTTTAATGAGTTTGGCGCAGGCAATACGCCAGCCCGGCCGTTCATACGTGGGGCGTATGACCAGAAGCAGCGCGATTTACAGCGCACAAGCGCACGGCTTTGGAACCAAGTGGTTGCAGGGCGGATTGATACAGACCGCGCGATCGGGCTGCTAGGCGAAAAGCACAAGGACCAGGTGCAGGAGTACATAACCGCGCTGGATCAGCCACCGAACGCGCCGTCCACGATTGCGGCCAAGGGCAGCAGCAACCCGCTCATTGACGAGGGCCGGCTGCGGCGGTCAATCAACTGGGAGCGCGTGAGCTGATGTTTCGCCGCGCGCTTACAGTCACGCGCCAGCAGCCGGGGCAGTACGTCAACGGCATTTGGCAGCCGGGCAGTGAAGCGACGTTTACGGTGCGCGCGAGCGTGCAGCCTGCGACGCCCGATGACGTGGCTTTGCTGCCGAGCGGGCAGGAAAACAATCAGGCGTTCACGTTGTACTCCGACACCGCACTACATGTGGCCAATGAGATCAACAACACGGTCGGCGACGTGGTAGACGTGGATGGTCTGCCGTACCGCGCAATGGCGCGTCAGCCGTGGCAGAACTCGGTTGTGCCGCACCACAAGACCGTGGTGGTGAAGGAATGAGTACGGACGCGCTGCGCCAATGGGTGGCGGATAACACAGGGCTGACGGCCATTTGGCTGCACCCGAACGCGCCACGGCCGGATACGCCGTTTGCGAGCGTGCAGGTTCTACAGGTTGCCCGGGTGGGTGAGCCCTACCGAACGCCAGTCGACGACCAGGGCAACGCGACAGTGACCGTGAACCGCGACGTGACCGTGAGCATCGTGGTTTACGAGTCGGACGCTGACCCGGATCCGCGCGCGGCGCTAGAGCGTGCTGATGCCCTGCGCGACACGTTGGACTTGGAGACGGTGCGCGAGACCCTAGCCGCTAATGGCTGGACGTTTCGAGCCGTGGAACTGCTCACCGACACGCCGTCGGCCGGGCAGACAGATTGGGAGCCGCGCGCCACGTTTGACGTGCGGTTTGGCATCGGCCGCGAGATTGCCGAAGAACTGGGCCTGGTGGAGACCGTTATCTACGAGGCAGACATTGACGACCGCGCCGTGACGTTTAGCACGGACATTGCAAACTGAGGAAAGCACCATGGCGAGCGTACTTGACTACGTTGACGTGCAGATCAGCCGGGAGATTGAGGCGGTCACCCGCGTCGGTTTCGGCACTCTGCTTTTCATTGGGACCACCGACGATGGCTCGGGCAGCGCCAAGCAGGGGCAGATTGTCCGCAGCTACGGCAACTTGGACGAAGTGTCCAATGTGTTCTCCGAAAGCGACCCCGAATACGAGGCGGCGCTTGCGTACTTTGGGCAGGAGCTTCGGCCCGAGCGCCTTTACATCGGGTTCAAGGGCGCGGGCGAGAGCTACACCGAAGCGCTTGACAGCATTGCGGACACGGATGACGACTGGTACGCCGTGGCGATTGAAAGCCGCGAGGACAGCGATATTCTAGCCGTGGCGGCCAACATTAACGCCCGCCTCAAGCTGTTCCTGGCCGCGACTGACAGCGCCGACGTCATTGACCCGCAGGACGATACGGACGTTGCGAGCCAGGTGCTTGACAACACCTATTCGCGCACCGCGGTGTTCTACCATTCGCTGGCTGCGAGCGCGTACCCCGAGGTCGCGTGGGCTGGCACCCTGTTGCCGCAGGACCCCGGCACGACTACCTGGGCGTGGAAACAGCTTTCGGGCATTCCCACGGACACGCTTTCCAGCGCCGCCCGCGGTGCCGCTGAGGCCAAACGGGCCACCTACTACGTCATGGTCGCTGGCAACCCGATCACCTTTGAGGGCCAGACCGGCGAGCTGGGCGTCTACATCGACATCATCCGCGCGCAGGACTGGCTTACGTTCCGCATTGCCGAGGACATGGTTGCCCGACTGGCAAGCGTGGACAAGGTGCCTTATGTCGGCGGTGACGCAATCATCGAGGAACTGCTGCGCAACCGTCTGGACATTGCCGTTGACCGTCAGGTCATCGCGCCTGACTACACGGTCACGGTTCCGCCGGCCAGCGAGCAGCAGGTCAGCGATCGCGCAGCGCGCATTTACCGCAACGTCACTTTCCGTGCGCAGCTCACCGGTGCCGTCCATCGTGTCGAGATCCGCGGCACGCTCACCGTTTAATAGACGAGGGATAACGACATGAGCCAGATCCGTACTTACGCAGCCGACCAGGTGCGCATCGTTGTCGGTGGTGTGCCGATCAGCGGCCTTGCCGATGGGACGTTCGTCTCAATCAGCCGTGACGAGCAGGCCTATAACAAGGTCACCGGCGCTGATGGCACGACCAGCCGCGCCCGCACGGGCAACCGCGCTGGTAGCATCACCATCACGCTCCAGCAGACGAGCCCGAGCAACGATGTGCTCACCGCCTACATGATCGCCGACGAGCAGTCGGACAGTGGTGTGGTTCCGGTGCTGGTCAAGGACACCAGCGGGCGCACCGTGGTTTTCGCTGCCAGCGCCTATGTGCAGCAGTCGCCCGACGCGGACTTCTCAAAGGACATTGAGGAGCGCGAGTGGGTGCTGGATTGCGCTGCCATTGACATGACACTCGGCGGGAACGCTAACCAGGCGGGCGGCTAATAAGTCGCCCTGCCTAAATTGGAGGCATTGATGAGCAGAGAATCTGCAAAAAAGATGATCAACGGCAACGAATGGGAAGTGCTGCCGTGGGATGGTATGCACGGCCTTAAAATGCAGGCCAAGTTGGGGCGTGTTATCGGCCCTGTTCTCGGCAGCGCAGGTGGTTCGGAATCCGTGATGGATGCTGATGTTCAGTCAGTCATCACCGCTTTGGCGGATAGGATTGATGAACGTGAAACGCCTGAACTCATTCGCGCCATGTTGCATGGCACCAGCGTTGAAGGAAAAGACATTACAATCGACAGGGTGTTCAATGAACACTTTAGCGCCAACTATGGCGAGCTGTATCAAGGTTTAATGTTTATCGTGCAGGTTAATTTTGGCGATCTTTTCAGCATGGTGGCCGCTATTGGCGGGCGAAGCGCAGCCACCGAGTAAAAAGCCCTTCTCTGCCGGGTGAGTTGCATCCGGAGTTGCAGGATGAGTGGCCCGCATGGCGGCTCGTGCTGGAGGGAACAGCCACGCTTAGCGAATTAAGCGGCCCAAGCGCGAGTTATTCGCTGGCTGATGTTTACAAGGCAGGCTCTCTGCTCGATATGCGATCTGATTTACAGCAGGCACAGATGGAAAAGGAGCGCAAGCGCTGATGGTTGTACGCGAGCTGGTCACAAGGCTGGGATTCCAGGCCGATCCGGCGCAGGCCAATCGCTATAACAATGCGTTGCGGTCTATCCGCCGGGTAGCGGTTGCTGCTACTGCTGCTGTCACTGCGCTGGGCGGTGCTGCGGCGGCGACCGTCAACTCAACAGCGCAGGCCGCGTCAGAAACGCTGCAGTGGGCTAACCGTCTTGGGCTTACAACCGAAGAGCTCTCAAGACTGCAGTTTGCCGCAAGCCAATATGGTGTACAGCAGGACGCGGTTGTTGACGGGCTGAAAGAGTTGTCGCTGCGAACCGATGAGTTTGTCAAGACAGGGAAAGGCCCGGGTGTTGATGCGTTCAATTCGCTGGGCCTGTCAGCGCAAGAGCTCAACGCTGCGTCTGATGATACTGCCGCCCTGTTTGAGCTCGTCCGATCCCGCGTTGACGATATTCAAAACGCTGCGGAGCGCCAGCGTGTTGTTGATGAGCTATTCGGCGGCCAAGCAGGCGAGCAGTTTGC